ATGGAACTAACAGAGTGGAACGCTCTGTACTTGCTCAAAGCACAAGAGCAAGAAAAGGCGGAAAGAAAAGCACGGGCGAGGAGATAAATGGCTGAGTCACCAACCATGGAAGTCCGCGCCCGTCTCTCCGCGGATTCAGCGCAGTTTGTTCAAGGCATGGAGCGGGCATCCCGTTCTGCCGGAGATTTCCAACAAGCCGCACAAAGAGTTAGCGGAGCATCGTTGGCGCTTGGTGCCGCGATTGGAACAGCCGCGGCATCATTGATTGCCTTTAGCGTCAAGAGTTTCAAAGCCGCCGCTGAAGTCGAGAGATTAGATTTCGCATTACAGGCAGTTGGCGCATCAAGCGGTCTTGGTTATGAGGCACTCAAAGAAGCATCTGACGGTATGCGTCGAATGGGGATTCAAGCATCCGTAGCGCAAAGAATGACATTGAAGTTGGCACAGTCCAACATTGAAATGAAGAAAGCAACCGATATTGCCAAGGTTGCTCAAGATTTATCAGTCGCAAGTAATATCTCAGCGGAAGAAGCATTAGAGAGAGTTACTCTCGCAATCACAACCGGTCAAAGCCGTATGCTTCGAAGCGTTGGTATCACAGACGCATCCAACAGCGCAATGGAACGCTACGCCGCAACACTTGGCAAAAAAGCCTCAGCCCTAACAATGGCAGAACGCCGTCAAGCCGTTATGAATCAGGTTATGCGGGAGGGCGGAAAAGTTGCCGGAGCCTACGCGATTGCTTTACAGTCACCGGCAAAACTTCTTACATTATTCGGCGACCTCCATAATGATTTACAAGTCAATATGGGTGGAGCGCTTGTCAAAGGTTTTGGTCCGCTCATCAAAGCAACATTTAGATTTGAAAAAGCCTTAGTCGATGCGACCGCTGAGGGCGGGAAGTTGCGTCCGGTTATAGAGGCTTTGGAGTTAGTCCTTACAAAGATGACTAAGCCAATCACAGATTTGATTGAAAAGGCGGCTGATTTTGTTGAGAACATGGGAGACATGGGAACCGGCTCTGAAAAACTTGCCGGTAAAATCTCAATGCTTCTTCCAGTTTTTGCTGGACTTGGTTCTGCTATCGCAGTAAAAGCGGGACAGCCCATATTAGCGAGCATACCTATTTTTGGTAGATTGCTTGGTGGCTTGAAACCGATTCCAGTTGCGCTTGCCGCTATTGCTTTGACATCACCACAAATCCAAAGCGCAATACGAAATCTAGTTAGCGCTTTTGCCCCACTTCTTCCAATACTTCAAAAGGTTGCGGCAGTTTTTTCTACAACTCTTGCTATCGCAATAGGCATCGTTGCTAAAGTTATTGATGGAGTTGCGAATGTAGTTCGTAAGATTGTTGGGTTTTTCCAACAATATGAAGTAGCGGCTAAGGCTTTGGCTATTGCTATTGGGGCAGTAACTATTGCCGTTATTGCTACAAAAGTTCCAACAGCCATCGCAACTGCTCAAAACTGGTTGCTACAAAAATCACAACTTGCTGTATCTAAAGCAAGCGCGATTATGGCTAGTTCACTATTCCTACCCGTATTAGCCATTGCCGCCGTCATTGGCGCGATAGTTCTTTTATATCAAAACAGCGAAGAGTTCCGCGAAGGGTTCACAAAGGTATTCAATGATGTAGCCCGAGTCGTCGGAGGAGCGCTTGCTTTTATTCTTACCGGCATTGGAAATCTTTTGATTGCTTTTGGCGAAGCAATCTCGCCAGCCACCTCTTTTGGTCAAACATTGATAAGCGTAGTTCAGTTTATTCATCAGGCTTTTCTCACCGCAATACAAGGCGTTCTCAAAGTCATTGTCATGTTCCTCAAGGCAATCAACTATCTATCAAGTTCAACTACCGGACTTGGCAAGGTTGTACGAGCAATCTTGAACTTTATATTCAAAGCATGGGCAACGGTTGTTGGCGGTATCCTCAAGTTCATTGGATTTTTCCTTGAGACTCTTGGCGCCCTATTAGATACGCACGGCATTGTAGGCAAAATCATCGGAATGATTCTTGACTTCTTATGGAAAGCCTTTGCCACGGTTATTGGCGGAATCATCAAATACATTGGAATGTTTATTGAGTTCTTAGGCAACTTACTTGATACACATAATATCGTAGGTATGTTGATTGCCAAGATTCTTGATTTCTTGATTGATGCTTTCGCAACTGTGTTTGGTGGCATATTCAAATATGTAGGCATGTTTATAGGATTCTTAGGCGACTTGCTCGATGCTAACTCATTTGTAGGTAAAGGTATTGCGAAAGTTATCAACTTTATTGCTGAAGTTTATTTCACTCTTGTTGAAAAAATAAGTGGCTTTTTAGCAAAGATTATTGGCGCTTTAGTTTCATGGCTCAAAGGAAACAGAGAAACACTAGAAGCCGCTATTGATTTATTCAATAAGTTTGCTGAGGGAGTTGGTAAGGCTCTTGCGGCAATACCTAACTTCTTAGCAATGTTGCTAGAAAAGTTTGGTGCTTTTTTCAACGACGCCGCCAAGGGTGTTGCTGATTTCATCAAACAAGCCGCCGACGGTTTACGCTTGATTCCAAAAGTGGGTGCCGCATTAGCCGCTCCATTAGATGCCGCCGCCGCAAAGATTTCAAGTTTTGGTTCAACGATTGAAACGACTCTTGGCAATGCCGCAAAACCTTTGAGGTCTTTTGCTACTTCGATAACAAACGCTACAAAGCAAGTCATATCAGATGGAGCATTGGGCGCTGTAATCAATAAGTTAGAAAAAGTACAAAATAGTTTAGTAGCAGTTAGCAAAAGCGCAAGTGGTTTGAAAGAGCGCGAGTTTGGGACTGAGTTAGTTACATTTATTTCACAGGGTCTAACTAAAATAGGTTCTGTCTCACAAAAAATCGGCAACACGATTCTTGAAGTAACAAAAGTTCCAATCGCTGAAGGATTAGTACAGGCTATTTCCGATGCTCTTACGACAGTTGGTGGTTTTGCCAAGAAAGCCGGAGAGACCATTATTGAAGCCGGTGACATCAAGTTAGGCACCGAGTTAGTACAGATGTTGTCGGATGCTTCTAAGTTTATTGGCGGCGCAGTATCTAAGGTAGGTTCATTTGTCTCTGAACTAAAACAGTTTGAAGTGGGCGACATCTTGATGGATGTTGTTGAGGGTATTACTGACTTTGCTATTCCAAAGATTGAAGCACTTGTCAATACTATTGAGGGTCTAAAAAACCTTCCGGTAGGTAAGTTCCTTATTGAGAACCTAAGCGAAAAAAGTATTCAAGCCGGAGAAAAACTTCTCACTTTTGCTACGGCAGTCAAATCGTTTACCTCTGAAAATACACTTGAAAAACTAACTACTGGTTTTGGTAATCTCGCAGATAAGTTGAAGGAGTCTTTAGGATTCGGAGATATTCTGAAGGCAGAGCAAGAAAAGATAGACCAACTTACAAGGGCTGGTGCTACCGATGACGGTGCGGCAGATGCTATTCAAAATCAAGCAGACTTGATGAAGAAGATTCGTGACGCTATGGCGGCGGGCATTGAGTCTATGCGTGATGTTCTGACGGACCTTCAAGATGCCGCTAAACAGTTTGCTGATTCCCTCAAAGATACAATCCTAAGTTTTGCTGGTCTCAAGGGAGTTGAACTTCCCGACGGATTTATTCCGAAGGCTAAATCACTTATTGAGAATATGCGTATGCGCCTTGATAAGAGCCAACAGTTCGCTAATCAGATTCTTACTCTCCAAGGTTTAGGTCTTGATGCTAAGGCTATCCAAGACTTAGTTGAAGAGGGACCAATCAAGGGCGCTCAACTTGCCGCATCGATTCTTGGTGGTGGAGCCGAAGCAATCGCTCAAATCAATGAACTACAAAAGCAGATTAGTTTCACGGGAACTGCGATTGGAACCTATGGTTCTGAGGCGGCTTTCGGAGCCAAGATTGCTGGCGCTCAAATGAAACTTGCCGAAGTTACCGATGCGGCGCTCTCAGCCCGTGGTCTTGGTGGTAATAACATTGTCATTGAACAGGGTGCCTTTGTGGTCAATGTTGATACAACAGGTGTAACAGATATTGACGAAAAGACAGATTTGATTACAAAGCGTATCCAAGAAACATTCGCTATTTTGGCAAAGGAGTTGGCTAACAAATAATGGCTACCTACACACTTCGCCCCAACGCTAACTGGAACAACGCTTCGGCTTTTACAATCTCGGGCGGCTCCGGTTCAGTTCATGCCGCGCTCGCCGATAGTAGCGATAGCACTTACATCACTCGTACAAGCACAACAGTTCCGGCTTCCTATGAAGCGGAGTTCGGTACAACAACTCTAGCGGCAACTGAAAAGATTGAATATGTAAACCTTCGCGCTCGTATGACGATTGGTACAAGCGGCAATGTTGGTCTATCCCTAGGTGTGATTACTGACCGAAATGGTCGTGAAGTGAGTTATTCCGTTGGATACTTCAAGGTCAATACGCTCTCTCTTACAACAGTTGATACCGCATTGAAACTAACCACCGCTCCTAATGGAGCAGAGTGGTCACAAACTTTGATTGATAACTTGGTAGTGAAGTTCACCGATAGCGCAATCACAAGCGGCGACCGTGCCTCTCTATATGAACTTTTTGTCGATGTCGTAACTACAACCAAACCAACAGTTTCAGTTACCGCGCCTTCAGGAACAATCACAGACACCACATTCCCTTCAGTTACTTGGACCTATGCGGACGCAGATGGTGACCCGCAGAGTGCCTACGAAATCAAAGTTTTTGATTCCACAACTTATTCAGGCGGAACCTTTGACCCTGATACATCTACGCCAACAGTAGAGACTGGCATCGTCACATCTTCAAATGATGGACAGACTCTTGAGGCTGACCTTGCGGACGCTACCACTTATCGCGCCTATGTTCGAGTAGCGCAGTTATTGAACGGTGGTAACTACTTTAGCGATTGGGCTTATAGTCAGTTCACCATTGATGTCGATGCCCCGGCAACACCATTGCTTTCGGCTTTCTACGATACAAATATCGGAGCAGTTACAGTAACGGTTTTTGGTCGTACAAATGTTTTGAGTGCGAATCAAGCATCTTTAGAAACGAACACAACTGGATGGGCGGCGGTTTCAAACTGTGCGATAGCGCGGACAACGGCTCAGGCTTCCATAGGTAGCGCATCACTTGAACTAACAGCAAGCGCCGCGGGAGATATGGTTGCCAGTACAACAACGGCAACTAAGTTCACCGTTACAGCAAACCAAGAGTTCTCAGCAATCGCAGATTTTCGAGCAAACTCAACGACTCGCCTTGCGGCAGTTGGTATCCGTTATCTGAACTCTGCTGGTAGCACAATCTCTACAACTTACGGAACTTCAGTAAGTTCAACAAGTTCCGGTTGGGCAACAGCACAGGCTACGGTTCTTGCTCCTGCCACCGCTACACATGCTCAAGTTTTTGTGAAAGTGATTAGTGCCGCAACAAGTGAGATTCATTATGTGGACAAGATTGCTTTTCATTCAGGCGACATGGCTGTATTTACCCGGGGAGGTTTTTCAAACTTCAAGTTTGATGTTGAGCGTTCAGATGACAACGGAACAACTTGGTCAGTTCTGCGTAACAGTCCAATCTCCGCTGACTCCGCGCAGATTGCTGAGATTGAAGATTATGAAACACCGCTTGACCAAACGGTGCGTTATCGTGCGAAAGCGAGGGCTGACATCTAATGGCAACGATTTCTTCAGGATATACAACTACCGTACCAATCCAAGTAGATAATCCCGCTCTATGGTCTTTCACGGCACCCGAGGACCCAACGATTAGAGTTACAGGTGTTGATGTTCTTCAGCCGCTCAACAATACAATCGTAGAATCTTACGGAGTATTCAAACCACTTGGTGCGACAAAAACGGTTGTTGTAGCACAATCGATTTATGGTATTGATGGTACTTATCGTTTTACTATCAAAGGCGATACTCAATGGGATGAACTTTATCCAGTTCTTACCTATCAAGGAACTCTCCATGTCCATGACCCATTAGGTCGCCAAAAGTATGTTCGTTTTGTAGACCGTAAATGGACAGAATCCGGACCGATTGCTAACTTGGTTCGCGTTGTTGATGTCACCTATTTTGAGGTGGACGCACCATAATGTATCCGGTTTCCGATGATTTCAAAACGGCTATTCGGAAATCACATGTCACAAAAACCAAGATTGAGATTTATGACATGTCGAATGGCTCGATTATTAGTACCGCATCCCCAATAGCCGGTGAGGTAACAATCGACAATCGCCGCTCAATCCGCCGTGAGTGTTCGCTTGAGTTTGTTGATACTGATGGAACTCTAGTTCCAACCAATAACATTAGTTCAGTCTTGCTTCCATACAATCGTGAGGTAAAGATTTATCGAGGTATTGTTTTTGCCGACGGTACGGAAGAGTTGGTTCCTCTTGGAGTTTTTGTTATTACTTCAGTCGATATTCAGGAGTCGGCTCAAGGAGTGAAAATCGCTATCAAGGGTTCAGATAGAAGCCTGATTCTTGCTCGGGCTAAGTTTACAAACCATGAGTTTTATATTGAAGAAGGAACCGCAAAAGAAACCGCGATTGAAAACATTCTCAAGTATCGTTATCCAAAAGTAAAAACAATCTTCCCAACTACAAACCAAACAACGGCTCTGCTGTATCCGACCCTTGACCAATCATCCGACCCTTGGCGTGAAGCGTTGAAGATTGCTGAGTCCGCATCCATGGATTTGTACTTTGATGAAAACGGAGTCGCCCGTATGAGACCGATTCCGGACCCCGACTTTGGTACACCGGTTGCCACTTACACAGATGGTAGTGAATCCGTTCTTGTACAAATCGCCCGTTCGTTGAGTACAGATGATTCATATAACGGAGTTATCTTTACCGGTGAGGGAACAAATCTAACTATTGGTGTTATTGGTGAGGCGTGGGACGATAATCCCGCATCCCCGACCTATCGTAAAACTTATGGTGAAGTCCCATTATTCAAATCAAGCCCTACTGTTCTAACAGTTGCCGAGGCAGAAGAAGCGGCAAAGAATGAGTTGAAGAAAGTTATTGGGGCAACGGAAAAGATTACTTGGGACCAAATCGTAAATCCCGCTCACGATGTTTATGACTTAGTAAAAGTAACGCGCTCGCCAGTAGGTATAGACAAGATTTTGATGCTCGATGCTATTTCGATTCCTCTTGCCGCAAGCGGTACGATGAACGCAGTCGGACGAAGTAGGAGGTTCTGATGGACCTGAGTTACTTAGTAAATCAAATCAAGGCATCGCCTCAAGGACTCCGACTTCGCCAAGGCAAAGTCATTACAGTCAATACGACAAGAACAATCGATGTTCAGATTGCCGGTGATACAAACACTTTGCCCGGAGTTCGTTATGCCTCAAACTATGCTCCAAAGCCCGACGACCAAGTTTGGCTTTTGAATCAAGGCGCCGACTTGCTTGCTTTTTCCATGGTTGCCGCGGCAGATAGAACTCTCGCTCCAACAGCCTCACGGAGTACAGCGCAGACCATTCCGACATCCACACAAACCGCTATTGTTTTTGACACAGTTGATTCCGATGGATGGAACTGTTGGGACCTTAGCCCAAACCCCACGCGGCTAACAGTCCCAGTTACAGGTCGTTATTTTATTACGGCTAATGTTTCATACGAAGCGGCATCGGCAGGACACCGCGCTATCAACATTTTGAAAAATGGCACAACCGAGTTGGCTCGCTCTGATTTCAGTCCAGTTTCAAACTCAATCGATACTCACACCACCGTAAATACTCACGCAGTTACCTTGACCAAAGGAGATTATGTTGAGTTGCGTGTGTGGCAAAACAGCGGAAGCGATTTAGACATTATGGCGGATGGGGACCATACCCCTAAGATGAGTCTTATCTACCTCGGTTCCTAGCCGTAGGTTAGAATAAGCCCCACAAGGATTAGGAGAATCCATGGACAAAAAACAAAAGGCAATGCTCGCCTCTTATGGGCGTTCATTTCTTGCCGCAGTTACCACAGCATTTCTCATTCAAGGTGGCGACCTGTTCGCCCTTGATGTTGATTCCCTCAAGACGATTTTGGCGGCAGGTATCTCAGCCGTTCTTCCAGTCGCATTGAGAGCCGCCAATCCCAATGACCCGGCGTTTGGCAAAGTCGCAGATTCGATTACTGCCTCAGTTACCAAGAAACTAACCGAGCCAACAAAGAAGGCTCCAAGAAAGAAAGCCGCAAAGTAATGTCAGTTGAGAAAGTCCTAGCCGCGGCGAAAGCCGAAGTTGATGCCAAGTTCAGAGAGGGCGCCAACAACGATACAAAGTTCGGTAAGTGGTTTGGTATGAATAACCAGCCATGGTGTGCGATGTATGTTTCATGGTGTTTCAAAGAGGCAGGACTTTCTCATCTAATCGCCGCTCAATCTAAAAAAGGATTTGCTTCTTGTGATGTTGGATTGAAGTGGTTTGCCAAGAAGGGACAGATTGTTCCTGTCGGTCAAGCAAAGCCCGGAGATATTGCGTTCTTCCAGTTCGACGATGATGCGATGGCTGACCATGTAGGTATTGTTTTGAAGAATGATGGCAAAGGAACTCTTTGGGTTTATGAAGGAAATACCAGCGGCGATAATGCCGGAAGTCAGTCAAACGGTGATGGCGCATTTCTCAAGAAGCGCCCTTACAAACTCATCATGGGAGTTGCTCGTCCTGAGTACCCCGCTGAAGTCAAAGCGGCAAAGTCTCCTGACGAAGCCCGCGGAAAGGCATAACCTTGAGCGAAGAGTTCCCAACATTAGGCGAGGTCATGCGCCGACTCGATGAACTGACTATTGAAGTCAAACAAATGAATATCAACATCTCGCAGACTTATCTACGCAAAGATGTTTATGAGTCGGATACTGAAAGAATCACTCAGGCTATGGACCACATTACCGACCGGCTTCAGAAAATGGAGTCCCGCTCGGAGTGGGTCGTTCGGACCGTGGGCGCTCTTTTCATTGCCACCGTTGTCGGTGCCTCAATGTATGTTGGACAGGTAATCGGGTTGTAGGGCTTGACAGCCTAAACCGGGGTTGTGTATCCTCTCCCGATAAGAGAGGAGTTCGACATGACCGAACCAATAGCAGTACCAGCAGTAGTACCAGTAGATGAGTTTGAGGTAGAGCAAGAACCGGCTCGCGAACCATTTACAATCGATGATGATTCAAAGGCTGATTGGGCGATGCGAAAACTCGCTTCAATCCGGCGCAAGCAAGCAGAGAACCAAGCCATCTTTGACCGAGAAGTTCAGAGGGTCCAAGAATGGCTCTCAAAGGTCAATACAGCCCTCGAAAGAGATGCTGAATGGTTTGAGGCTAACCTGCGTCCTTACGCCCTCCTACAACGCTCTGAAGGTCGTAAATCGGTAGTTTTACCCCATGGCACAATCAAGACCACCGCAGGACGGGCTAAGGTCGAGATTGAGAATGAAGAAACCTTCCTGACTTGGGCTAAGGAATCAGCGCCCGAGTTACTCCGAATCAAAACCGAGATTGATAAAAAGAATCTCAATGCTTTGATTACGGAAGAAAATAAAGTAATATCAACCCAAGGTGAAATAGTGCCAGCGGTCAGAGTCATACCTGCCGAGGCTTCAGTTTCATTTGTAATCGCAGACTAGAGAGGAAGTCCATGAGTACAGAAAATCTATCTATCGCTCAGGCATTGAGCGAAGTTATGAAAGCAGTTGGTGGCATCGCAAAGAAGGACCGCAATCAAGCGCAGGGATTCAACTTCCGCGGTATTGATTCCGTTGTCAATGCGGTATCGCCACAACTTCAAAAGTACGGAGTCGTAGTAGTCCCGTCAGTTGAAGATTATTCATACGACACAGTTGAGATTGGTCGCAACCGAACAGCGATGGGGCATGTCAAAGTCAAAGTTCGATACACATTCGTAGGACCGAAAGGTGATGCGATTGCCGCGACCGTAGTTGGCGAAGCAATGGACTCAGGCGATAAGGCAACAGCCAAAGCCATGTCAGTTGCTTTCCGAACCGCGTTACTTCAAGCATTATGTTTGCCAACGGATGAACCGGACCCGGATGCGAGTTCTTATGAGCGTTCGAGTGCTGAGGACATTCTTCCCCCGGGAGCAGTTCTTATGAAGATTGCTCAAGCATCAACACTAGATACGCTCTCTGAAGTTGGCGCGTACTTGACTCAAGCAAAAGACAAATACGGCAAAGAGCAGATGGACCAGTTCCGAGAGAAGTTCATCGAAAAGCGTAATCAGTTGAATATCGTCAAAGATGGCGAATGGGTCACAACCGAGGGGACAACAAATGACATCAAGCCTGAACCAACCGGAGTTACCGTATAACGGAACTTCGGGACATAGCGGAACAGATACTTCAAAGACTCGGGCGGTCTCAGCGGACCGCTCGGGTAAGACAGCACTAAGACAAGCGCAAGCGCTCAATCTCTTAGCAGAAAGAACTTTCCACGGAATCACTTGGAAAGAACTTTCTGAAGTTACCGGACTTCACCATGGAACGGCTTCAGGTGTACTCTCCGTCCTCCACAAAGCCGGACGCATTGCGCGACTCAGAGATTCGCGGAATGGTTGTAAAGTCTATGTGGATTTGAGATGTATCAACGGTAGGCAGATTGAGATTCAGGGACGAAAGAAATCATGTCCCCATTGCGGAGGTAGTTTGTGAGTATCAAGTGGATGACGAGGGTTTGGTCAGATTCCCCCTATAACGGGACCCGCCTGATTCTCCACTTGGCGCTCGCAGACATGGCGCATGACGATGGACGCTTCTTCGCTTCACAAGCACATTTAGCAAAAAAGGCTAGATGTACAACGCACTATGTTCGAGAAGTCATCAATGAGTTGATTGCGGGAGGTTATATCTTGATAGTTACTAAAGGTAACTCGCGGGGTAAAGCCACGGTTTATCAGTTGTTGATGCCCTCAGAACTCCCAAACTCTGTTAGGGAGTCAGATTCAGAACTCCCTAACTCCGATAGGGACAACTCCCAAACTCTGACCGTCCAACTCCCTAACTCTACTTCACACCACTCGTCCTATACACCCGTCCTATCTACAACAGGCGAGACCGCTATCGCGGTCCGCCCGAACTTTGAAGAAGCGGCAAAACGATGGTGGGAAAAACAGACAGTCAAGCCATTAGGAGCAAACGCTTGGTTCTCACTTTTGAAGATTTGTGAAGCCGCAGAGAAGCGCGGCTACACGAAGGAACAAATAGAACAGGCGTTAGATTATATCGGCACAGTTCCTTCAATGAGGCAGATGGATTTAGTTCTCCGAGGAGTCGGAGTTCGTACTAAGCATGAGCAAGGCGCTCGCAAAGCGATGGAGATAGCGGAGAAGTTCAGGGATGAATCTGAGTGAAGTCGCCCTACTTGTAGGGTTCGCCGGAATCTATGACCTCCGTATCCAAGTCGATGAGTTGAAAGTTCGAGCATGGGCTGAATCTCTTGATGATGATATTCCTCTCGAGGATGGAAAGAAAATAATCTCTGCTCATTACGCAAACGCAGATACCGCAGTCAATCCATCTCATATCAATCGAGAATGGAGACACCGCAAAGCATCAGCAGTCGAAAGACAACGAAGCGAGCGCTTATCGCTAGAGTTGGAAGAGGCAAAGAAAAGTAAGGCACCGCCGGAAGTTGTCGCTGTTTATATGGCGGAAATACGAAAAGCGCTGAAGAAGGGTAATGATGCTCCGGTGGAAACAGATTCACGACAGGTGGCATCTGACTTATGAAGATATTCCGGTTTGTCGCATGGCTACGCAACTGGCGGTTCAGACGAACTCAGCGATATGCCCTGCTTGCTTGGACGCCATCGCGGATGAAAGACTCCAATGGCAAAATCTAAACCTCTCCGAGTTGATGACGAAACTCGTTTCACCGTTCTCGCCCGAGGAGATTACAGGTGCGAACGATGCCGACAAGATTACTTAGGCAAAAGAGTTTCAATCCATCACCGCAGACCAAGGATGATGGGCGGGTCAAAGAATGAAGAGTTACACAAGACGGCAAACCTCATCGCTCTTTGTGGCTCCGGAACAACTGGATGTCATGGATGGGTTGAAAGTAATCGAGAGGAAGCGCGAAACCTTGGTTATCTGATTGTCAAAGTCGAGTCGGCTTCAGAGATACCTTTCAAAGACTTGAATGGTGATTGGTGGCTGATTGACAACGATGGGCAAAAAACGCAGTTTGACTTCACTCGAAAGTTCCCTCATGTTTAGTCCATGGAATGTTTTTGCCAACTGGATGAGATGGAGCAAACCATCTTCACGCTTGAGTTCCCATTTCGTCCATGGACCACAAACGCAGAGCGGGCTGGCAATCGATGGGAGAGAGCGAAACTTACAAAAGAGTGGCGCTCCGGTTTTCAACTTTTGGCGAAATCTGAGAAGATACCGCCTATGGCTTGGATTACCGTTACGGTCGAGCCTCATCAGAAAGGTGGTCGCCTTCAAGATGTAGGTGCGTGTAACCCGGCAGTCAAAGCGGCGATTGATGGATTGGTAGACGCAGGTGTTTTACCTGACGACTCTCCTGAGTTCGTTAGGTCGCTTGTATTCCTGCCACCCAAAAAAGATAAAAACGCATTGGTGATTTATATTCGAGGAGTAAAGAAAGAGAGGATGTTATGAACTGGGAAGTTATTTGGACCGCAGTTGGATTACTTACAGCCGGTTTATTTTTTGCGCCCTTTTATATCGCATTAGCAATCGCGTATGAGAAATCGCGTAGCAAAGTTCATTTGGAGTTTGTAGCAACAGCAAACGCAGTCGAGAAGAAGGTCAAGTTCGATGAAGCGGTAGAACGCCTATTCGAAGAAGGAGAAGCGAGATGAGTACGGTACTAGAGGCAGTTGAGTTAGACGGTCAAGGATTGGATGAGGTCAAACTTCTAACTGAAGCAATCCGCACCCATCAATCACAGATTCACGATTTAGGAAAGAGACGCAAACAGTTGATTTTGCGACTTCGTAAACAGCGAATCACTTATCGCGAGATTGCTCAAGCAATGGGAGTAAGTGAGCAGTTGATTTACAAAATCATCCGCAACGATATTCCAAGAGAACCTGAGTATGATGCGAGCGGAAATATCGTTCGCAGAAGAGGGCGTCCACCAAAGCCCCGCGCATGAAATCCAAAATCAATGTTGGAGCAGTCGCAAGCGTTCCCATTGGTTCGCTCGAAGGCTATCCAACTAATCCGCGTCGCGGGGATATTGAAGCAATCGCGCTCTCGTTGAAAACTCATGGGCAGTACCGTCCTATTGTTGTTCAGTACGGAACTAACTTCATCCTTGCCGGCAATCACACTTACAAAGCCGCGAAGAAGTTGGGCTGGCGCAAAATCAAAGTCACCTATATCGAAGTTGATGAAGAGACCGCTCGAAAGATTGTTCTTGCCGATAATCGATTGACCGACCTTGCTTCATATAACGAGCCGCTCTTGAAGAATCTTCTCTCGGCTCTACCTGACCTTGAAGGTACGGGCTTCTCTCAATCTGAGGTTGAGACTTTAGATAGGTTGATGACTGGTCAAGAAAAGACCACAGGAGGCGGCGAGAAGGCTTTACCGAGTGACCCTGAAGTGAAGATAGCGGCATGGAGATTTACGGTCGAACTCGAGGCTTACAAGGCTTGGAAGGAGCAACTTTACGCCGAGGCTCCGACAAAGCAGAAAGCAATCAAAGCAATCAAGACCCGGCTCGGATTCCCGGAGCGCTCGCCGGTTGAACCCGCTCCACACAAAGAGCGAACTCAGGTCGAGATTTCAGATGTGGAGACCGTCGGTATCAATGAGGTTCAGATTCATCCGCTGAATCCAAGAGAAGGCGATGTGGGAGCAATCAGTTCATCCCTTGAGGTGATGGGTCAATATCGCCCTATCGTCGCTAACAAGCGGACCAAGAACATCGTCTCCGGCAATCACACTTATCAGGCGGCGCTTCAGTTGGGTTGGGAGAAGATAGCGGTCCATTGGATTGATGTGGATGATGTGGAAGAGATAAAGATTTTGATAGTAGATAACCGGACTTCGGACTTGGCAACTTATGACCCGCAGGAACTCAACAAACTTCTGACCTCGACCGGATTGAATGGAACAGGATTTACCCGGGAAGAAGTCGCTGAGATATTAGCGGGAGGAAAATCTAAGCCCGGGCATCAACCCATAGGTCGAACAACCATCCGGGTCGGCGAACACACCATGCGAGTTCACACCGAGGACTTGAATCAATGGGCGAACGCGATTTATGGATGGAAAGACATCGCTGAGTTATTATTGATTCCAATAGAGGCGTGTTCAACCGAGGTAGAATAATCCGACATGAGTACAAAGACCGTGGCGAAGAAGCAGGACAAGAGACCGCGTGGACGCCCGAAGGGGACGACGGTTCTCCTTGATGACACCAAACGCGAAGAACTTCTCAATCTGATTGTCCTTGGAGTTCCTATCTCAAAATCTGTGGGGATGATTGGCATATCCGAACAAACTTTCTATAACTGGATGAGTCGCGGCATGATTGAGAAAGAGCGGATAAATACAATCGTAGGTGCGAAACCTAAACCGGAAGAGAAAATATATCTTGATTTTTTGGAGTCTGTCACGCGGGCGCGAGCCGAAGCAATCGCTAAGAAGGTCGCAGTTGTATCAAGCGCGGCGGCTCAAGGTGATTGGAAAGCATCGGCTTGGTGGTTAGAGCGTCAAGTACCGGAGGAGTTCGGTCGTATTGATAAGCAAGAAGTCTTGAGCCATTCGGTATCCGAGGTTCGAGTTACAGTTTCGATGGGTGAACTTCAAGAGAAGATAGCCAAGGTTTTAGAGGCGCGTAAGAAATGACCGAGCGGCTCCTCGATAGATTTCTCGAGAGCGACCCGCAACAACAAGCCGCGCTCCTTGCCATGCTTACCGATGAAGAGCGTCATGCCCTATCCGTAATCCTTGATGCTGAGTTGAAGAACCCATGGGCTAGATGGGAGAACGACCCGGTTGGATTCGTTGAGACCGGATTGAGTGAAACCCTTTGGTCAAAGCAAAGAGAGATTCTTCTTTCAATCAGAGATAACAAGAGAACCGTGGTCCCGGCTTGTCACGCTCCGGGTAAGTCTCACCTCGCCGCTCGAGCAGTCGCATGGTGGCTATCAGTTCACGCACCCGGCACGGCTATCGCTATCACGACCGCTGGAACATTCCGACAGGTCAGAAACATCATGTGGGCAAACATCCGCCGAGTCCATGTCAAGAATGATTTACCGGGCGAGATTCTCACGACACAATGGAAGATTGATGACACAGTTGTTGGATACGGATTCAGTCCGAGCGCTCACGATGAAACAGCCATTCAGGGTATCCACGCTCCGAACCTTTTGATTGTGGTCGATGAGGCAGGTGGTATCTCAGACATTATCGGTACAGCCCTTGAAGCATTGATGACCGGTGGCAACACCAAACTTCTTGTCCTTGGTAACCCGCCGACCGATAGCGAGCAGACATGGTTTGAAAGAATCTGTTCGAGTCCGCTTTACAATGTCATTCCAATCAGCGCCTATGACACACCAAACTTCACAGGCGAACCAACCGGAGTTTGTAAGTCATGTCCGGATTACATTGAAGCCCATGAGGTCAAGACGCATCTCGTTGATGAGACTTGGGTTCGTGATGTCATCTCTGAGTTCGGTGAGGATTCGCCATTCGTTGAGGCTCGTATCTTTGCTCGATTCCCTAAAGCATCTACCGGCAAGGTCATCCCCTTTGCTTGGGCTGAAGAAGCCACACACAATGAAGAGCCACTTCAATCAAACAAGATTCGCCTCGGAGTTGATATTGCCTCCGATGGTGGAGATGAGTTTGTTATTGCCAAGGCAGATGGATACAAGGTCAGCATCGTCCACCGGTCCTCGGGTAAACAGAACGCGAACGCAGTTGATGTCGCCGGAGTTGTCATGCGTGAGATTGAGAAATGCGTCGAGGAGCATAAGGCTCGAGATGTACAAGATTTGGTACAAGTCAAGATAGACACAATCGGATTGGGTTGGGGAGTTGTATCCCTTCTTGATAGATGGGTCCGCGAGCGCCAGTTAGCCGCGAAGATAATCGGAGTCAATGTCGCAGAGAAGCCAAAGGACCAAGGCAAGTTCAAGAATCAAAGAGCCGAGATGTGGTGGAACGCTCGAACCCTGATACAGCCAAGAGACGGCAAGCAAGAGATTCGCCTTGAGTGCGACCGATTTGTTTTGGCTCAGTTGGCAGGTCCGACCTATTACGCAGACGCATCCGGTCGAATCGTGATTGAATCTAAAGTGGATATGAAGAAGCGCGGTGTCGCATCGCCTGACCGGGCTGAAGCGATATTGTTGGCGCTCTATGAATCGAGGTCGGTCATCCCTAGTATCGCTCCCCTATCAATCGGGCAAAGCAATCAATGGGACATGAAACACTTATGACGGTTAGCCTTTACCTAAGCCCGGACCATCGTGAGTACGCCGAGAACCTAGCGCAAGATACCTTCGAGAAATATCAGAATGTCAAAGGTCATTACCGCAATCTATTGAGTAGCCATGTCATCGGTCGTTATGGCGAGATGGGCGCTTATCAGTTTTTCAATAACCGACAGATTGACTCCTATCCGTATTTTTCTAATATCGAGTACGACGGGTTATGCGACATCAATACCAAGTTAGGTCGGTGCGAGGTCAAGACTTGGAATCCGGATTTTTGGGAGGATTGGGGTCGAGCCATCTCAGTTGCTCAAATGCCATACCTTGAGAAGAAAGCGGATTTTATTTTGTGGTGTACAGCCCACGAAGTTCAAGGGCTAATCAAGGTCACAGTTCATGGATGGAATCGCATCGAGGATATGAAAGTGCGCTCGCCGATTATGACTGGACCGGAAGGCAAGCAGGTTGAAAACTATCAACTAAAGGTTGAGGAGTTGCGAAGCCTAGACACTCTCCGGCTCTCGTAGAAAATCAAGGAGTTGCTCGACGATAAGAACATCTCGAGTCACCCCATCTTTTGTCATAGGGTGCGAGTAATCTCCGGCGAAGGCTTGAATCTCGCGGATGACTAAAGCCCGCATCTCATTTATCGTCATCAGTAAAGTTCCAATCAATCTCAATCCATCTTGATTCGCGAAGCGCTTTGATTGAGACGGCGAGCGCGACGATGCTAACGAGTAGCGATACCCAAGCGAGCATTTGTAATCCTAACTCTTGAGAGTCGGATTCTGCCACGCTTGCGATACACAAACCAGTTACGCCACACAGCGATTTCTCCATTCCTGTGCGAACTTGCTCTTGGTTGGAGTCAGCAACTTGATGAAGGAAGCCGGAGCCGTATCCCATGGACCCGCATCTTCAGGCACCACTTTGACCGCCACGCTTCCGTTCTTGCGTCGAGTTAGAAAGACGGCGGCGAATATGTCGCCATCTTGATTCTTGAAGGCGGCGAAGAATGGTTTCTGACCATAGTTGTTTTTACCTTCGACCAACTTCACAAGTTCGATGAATGGATAATCTCGCTTGATTTCCCATTCAAGATATTTCTTGGTCGTAATGTTTTTACCGACCTGTTCGACATCCCACCCCATTTATGCCACCGCCTTTTCTTTGATTGCCTCGGTGATTGCTTGGATAACTTCGATTGGCAACTCTTCAATCCTTGTCCATCCGCTGACATAAGTTCCGTTAGCGAAAGGTTTGATTGCTTGAATAAGTTCTCTCAAAGCAGGATTGAAAACTTCTTGCTTGTATTTTTCTCTCTCAGCCTTGATGACCGCCGCCTTAGCCTGAGTGATTTTCCATTGCGCTTGATACTCAGCCTGAGCGACTTCATATTCAGCCCATGGTTTCCACAACTGGCTCAACTGAACAACTCGTTCGTATCCACTTCCAACTTTGATAAGAACGCCGTTGCCTTTTTGAACTTGATAGTTTTTGCTGTAACCCTTTTCGTATGGTTCAACAGCAACGATAACTGCTTTTTCATGTCCGCCCCATGCTGTGTGTTCATGGTTGCGACCTCTTTGGTAAGCCCATTCTTGACCCACCACTAACTGACTTCTTTTAGCCATTTCGTTCTCCTCTCTAAGAACAGGTTCAGTATATCAAACCCCGGGTGGGTATTCAACTAGGCGGCGTGAGTCGCCTCGAACTTGACCTCCGGGCGGACCACCCCGAGCCTCTTGAGGCTCTTGTCGATGATGTCCTTGGCGATGTCATGATTAGGACCGTACTCGACCGAGTAAGCGACCCAAGCGAATCCGTATCCATCTACATATTGACCGATGTAGACATATCGAACATCTGTTCGAACAGCATGGGCAGAGAACTCTTCGAATGATTTGAAACTCTGAGCGACCTCCGATGGATTGCCATAAGTTCCGGTCTTGCTTGGTCTGCCGAAAAGACTTGAGCGATTGCCAAGGGCAATGAGGCGCTTGGCTTCCTTCTCGCCATAGTTGAGCGCGAGTTGAACACCGACCCCTTGTGGGTATCCGTCAAAATGATTGTAGATTGACGAGATGGACCCATCCTTGTTCTTGATTCCGATTAGTGACCTTGTAGCCATTTTTTATTTCCTCCCTTAGTGTCCGGTTGAGGCATGAACAGGTTGTCCATCCCAAAACCATCCGTTTGTGAATGAGTTGATTCTGATAGCGGGCTTGCCGTCGTAACCCTCTTTGATTCGATGAATCGTGATTGGAGCCGGGACCTTATCGATTTCGCCGGTCTCGCGATTGCGTAACTCACGGACCAAAGGCTCACCATTAGAAACTGTTGTCCAATAGTCGCCATTTCCATAATCGGCATATTCGCGCTTTTGCCCGGTCTCTTGGACCCATACAGATGAAGCCGAAACACGAACTACCTTGAAGAACTCGACATTGGTTTGGTCGTATCCCCAAGATGTGTAGAAGATGTCGCCGACTTTAGGCGCGACCTTTTCGATTGTTGCTGTTGTCATTGAGCGACCTCCTCAGTTTCGTTTACGAAGATTGCTTGGATTCTGTACTGACCGCCCGAGAACGCAGTCGCGGCTATCGCGAAGGTTTCGGCTTCTTTCTTGGTCTTGAAGTAATGAGTTCCGTTAGCATTATTAGCGGCTCTACGAACCTCGACTTGAAACACCTTTTTCATTTCCGTCCTCCTCTCAGGACAACCCAAGTATATCACAACCCGGGTTAGTTATCTTTGATTTCTAACGCTTGAACAACTCGTATCTGTTTCAACCAATAGTGTCTACGATTGCTTTGTTGTTTCGCTTCGACCGAGCGATAGTTTTGATGAAACGAACAAGCAAGTTTTCCCGTATCTTCTTCTTGAGTGATGATTGCCCAAGTGAAGTAGTTCGATGTCTTTCGCTCGAAAGTATAAAGTTTTGACCCGACTTCAACAGTCGCTCTGTAAGTCCTCTTAGTCATTCTGTCCCCCTCTCAGGACACCCCAAGTTTACCACAACCCGGGTTAGTTATTCTTCTTTTTCTTCAATCTTTCCTACAAACTCGATGGCTCTGATATAGGCTCGGTTGTAAGCCAAGTAATCTTCAATCTCGCCAATCTTCTCGAACTCGACTTCAACTTCTTCAATCTGACCGTACGGGTCATTAGCGCTTCTACGCTCGACCTCTTTTCTAACTTTTGCTGTTATCACTTTGCGACCTCCTCGTTCACGAAGATTTCTTGAATGTTGTATAGACCACCGCTGAAAGCAGTTGCGACAATCGCAAAATCTGTCGCTTGTTCGTTGGTCTCAAAGTAATGAGTTCCATTGACTTTGGCACCCGCTTTTTTGATTTCGACCTTGAAAACCTTTCTCATTTTCGTCCCCCTTTCGGACACCATCAGTATAACACAACCGGGGTTAGAAATCATCCCGATTGTGCGTACATTGTGCGTACAGATTTAGTACCAAATGTGGTACCAAATATGGCTCGAACAGGTGTTCGATACACTTCTGCCATGACCCTTACTTCAGCAGTCCACACACTTATCAAGGCGACATGCCCAACGGCGACTCAGGATGTAAGGGCTAATCTCGAGAACCGAGCCAAAGCCATAGAAACGGCTCTGTACGGTCCTCTGAACCCCGGAGAGCCGAACGATGAGTATTGGACCCGGCTCGGGGCTGAATGGGGTGTTAGCGCCGAGGAAGCCAAGAAACAGCGGTGCGGGAACTGTGCCGCCTTTATCCGGACCCCGGAGATGCTCGAATGTATCAATGCCGGTCTAGCCATAGGCGGAACCGGGACTGAATCTTGGGATACGGTCGAGGCGGGCGAACTTGGATATTGCGAGGCTTTTGATTTCAAATGTGCTTCGGCTCGGACCTGCCGTGCTTGGATTGCGGGCGGACCAATCACAAAAGCCGGAGTCAAAAAAGGATTGAAGTGAGTAGCGGTCAATATAAAAAACACCATGGATGGCACTCGCGTCGCATGATTATTCGCGACGGTATGGTTGTGCTTCTCAATAAAGATGGGTCAGAGAGAGAGCGCCGTCCAATGGAAAAGAAGAATGACAAAAACAAATGACATTGTTGCTTTCAATGAACAATGCGATAAATGTAGCGCTCGCGCTTTAGTCGCGGCTTATTTCTTTGCGGGAGAACTTTACTTTTGTTTACATCATTACAAAGAGTTGAAGATAGGGGAGAAGGCGTATCTCCTTCAGTTCGTGGACGAACTAGAACCGACCGAAACCACGCCCATTCATGCCTTCGAGTAATCCCAACACCTAACGGTCAATATCTAACAACCGTCGTTTGTGTTTGTGGACTTCAGAGAGTTCCTCTACCTAACAAAGAGAATCCATCGGCTCTATCGTAGATAAGCCATTCGGCTGATTGGACCTCAAAAGTTTTTTGAAGAGCCGAGAGAACAATGTCTTTATTTAGTTCCCCGCAGGTATACAAATCAAACTGAAGTAATCCCGGCTCTTCTTCATCCCATATATGAAACGCGCAATGGCTGGTCTCAATCATTACAGCGGCGGTGAGTCCGCGGTTACCGGGCTTATCGACATAACTGGCGAATGGTCCCTTGATGATTTTCATTTCAACCGCACTAATCAGGTCGCGTAAAAACTCGATGCCTTTCTCCTCATCCTTGATTGGATTACGGATTTTGGCGATGACCATGATGTGCTTATGAAATACCATTGCTGGCTCCTTAGAGTTCGGGTTTCTATCTAAAACTCTGAATCAGAGTCTCAGCGACAGAAGCCAAAACTATCAGCACAAAACTGCCAAGCAAAGTAATACCCCACAGGTATCGAAGTTCAGGAAACTTCGCCGGTGGTCGTCTCTCTTTGAACTTTGGCTTGTTGATTATCTGACTGAACTTTTGGTCAATGACCTCTTGGTTCTCTTTCATACATTCCTCTCATGTTGTATGGATATACAACTAGGGTTGAGGATACAGCATGAAGGGGCTGTCAAGCAAACTGAGTCTCGACACAGATTGGAAGGCTCGAGTAAGCGTCCCATTTAGTCGCGATTGTGATTGCCTTCTTGATGATTCGTTCTGCCTTCTTTGGGTCATCTGTACAGTTCAAGATTCCAAGTCCAAGCATTGCGCCTAATGCGACATCGCCACCGGAGCCACCGATATAAACATTGCGTCGGTCCCGGTCCCATGAATAATCCTCAGCGATTGGATATAAAACACCATTGACTGAGATGATGAATGATGAGTCCTGAAACGCCGCGGCTCCATCATCTTTCGCATCGAAACCTTCAGAGATAAAAAACGAACGCAAAGACGGAATCAGTTTGCGAGTCATAAACTTATCGAGGCTTTCGATATTGGTAGACATTGGCGGCTTTGGTGGATTCCATCCAAACTGCGCCAAGTTACCACCGCGAGATGCGCCGGATACAGCGATTAGGTAAGAACCGTTCTCAACAATCTTTGGAGTTGATAAATCGAAAACTCGACCGCCTTCATCCGTTGCTCTTGAGTCCGCTCCAATAATCGCCCATCCATCTCCTTGAAAAGCGGCAAGAGTTGTCATCGGGTCTCCTAGGGATTAGATACCCAATAGTAACCTCTAAGGCTTCACAACCTCGGTAGGTAAAGCCATGAGTCCAAGCGCGGCGCTCGCCCATAGGTCCGGAGTTTCCGTATCAGGCTGGTAGCCGCCGGCTCCGCCGAGCAGAATCGGGTGGTCAAAGTATTGCTCTCGAATCATTCGCATGGATTGGAAGTAGCCATCCTTGGTGTACTCGAGGGATGAGAGCGGGTCATTCTTGAGACCGTCAGCACCGCAAGCAACAAAAATCATAGTTGGCTGAAACTCTTGGCAAGCCTCGAGAAACATCTCGGTAGCAGAGAGCAAACCTTCGTCACCGGTATTAGAAGCAAGCGGGAAGTTGTAAGCGCGGTTGCGATAGTCGCTGAGTAAACCGGTACCCGGAAAGATGCCGTACTCATGGACCGAGAAAGTCAAAACATTCTTGTTGGACTTGAGCAATAGTTCGGTGCCGTCACCATGGTGAGCATCGCAATCGAAGATAGCAACACGGTGACCGTATTCGTTAGTTGCTTTGGTAGCGGCAACAGCGAAATCATTGAATACGCAAAAGCCGCTGGAATGGTCACGCATCGCGTGATGCTTTGCGCCGGGAAAGTGAACAGCCAATCGCGTCTTGAAATCAATCAAAGTATCGAGAGCAGTCAGAGTACCGCCAACAAATAACTTGGCTAGTTCGCCGAGGTCATGTCGTTGCCCGTCCCATTCTCCGGATTCACCGCGGATGGTGACATCGAAAACATATTCCATATCGTGAACGAGATGTAAGTCCTCAGTTGATGGAGCAACAGGTTCTATCTCGTAAACATTGAGGCGACGCTTTTGACCGGCAATAACTAGATTGTTGCGAGCATGGAGAAATCTTCGCCCTTGAGTTGGATGCTTAGGGTCGAAAACCCAATCGGCATACTGTGGCGAATGAACAATGATTGCGTGTTCCATCTATATCTCCTCTCTCAATATAAACCCTAGTTTATACTAAATCAAACATAACTACAAATCCTTACGATAGCCACTCCTTCAAAGTATCAGCCGGGTAGCCAATCTCTTCGAGCCACGCCCGGACATTCTCTTCATCCTTTTTCAAACAAAAGACATCCACAGTTTGAGAAAAGACATTGGAGGTAAGTTCCATCAAAGCGTAGAACGGATACGGAGTTGGATAGTTACCTTCGCCAATCTCATTCAAGAAGTTGTTGAATCGGATTTTGCGTTGGTGATATTCGTCAGCCCAACCCGTAGTCCAACCGGATGCGAGGACCGCGACATTATCGAGATTCTTTACAGTCTCGTAATGCCCACGCCAACCATCGGTCTTTTGATACAAGCGACCTTTGAAATCGCCGGTATGGAGTTCACCTAGGAAATCCGGAATCTCCGCGTCATCATCGTAGATTGTGTAATCACCTATGCGAACGCGGTCAATCTCACCACCATGAATCTTGACGAGCGTTGAGGCGCTTTGAGTATCCTCATTCTCGCAGTCATAGCAGAGCGCTTGATTCTTGACATTCGAATAGGTCAGTTCGTCCTCGTTGAAATCTTGCTCGCAAGAAACGCACTTCTCTTTAGTTGCGGTCATGCGTCCTCCTTTTGAGGTGCCTTGATTACATTGTCAGCAATCAAGATTTGAGCGGTTCGACCGTAATGACCTTGAAGGCTCCACGCCAAACCGGAATCGACTAGATATTGGAAGAGTTCGATAAAACCTTCATGCGATAGTTCGCCGGTTTCATAAGCGATGATTCGCTCGGTTAGGTCAAACTTTCCGTCCGCGTTAGTTGTTGGTTGAGTCATGCTTTCATCTCCTCTCTAAAGAAATCTCTCGGTTGATGTAGCAAACGAAACATTGACGAAGCAACTTGCTTTGTAAGCAACCTCGCCTACCTCTTCACAATAGACATCCTTTTGAACGCCTTTGTAAAACACCTTGCCACCACGAATAAACTCGCGGCGAACGGTGTAGGTATCGTTGAATCCAAGAGTGATTGCTACTCGGTAGCCCTTGCCTACTGGCAAGATGACTTCAACGCACTCGCCCTCTTCGTTGGTGATTGCGGTCCAGCGTCCACCGGAAATCGCAAACACATTTATAATGCCGATTTGATTGAGCAGTTCTTTTGGATTGAACGCTCGGCATTGATACTGGTTCTTCATTTTGTCTCCTCTCTAAGACAATCTGAGTATAACACAACCGGGGTTAGGAACGCTCCCCGTTACTACGGTTTAGGACGATATATTCATTGAGGCAACCATCGCAGAGATAAGTCTCAGAATCGATTTGATTCTTGGCTACCGCATCGCAGTTGGCACAAGTCATGCTTTCACCTTCTCCGTGACCGAGAAAACCGCACCGATTCCGTACTCGCCGGGAAGGTATTTGATTTCGGCATCTTCAGCCTTGACCCAACCGAAGTCGGCGCAAACATAAGTCTGACCCTCGATTTCGATTTCGTCACCGATTGATAGCGATGTGTGAGTTCTGTCCGAAGCCAATCTTGCTTCGATGACTTTCCACAAGTAAACCTCAAACGCCGTACCGCCAAAGTCGGCTAGTTCGCTTTGAAGATTAGTTGCTTTGTAAATCGCATTGAGCAATAAAGGATATTTGTCAGCAGGGATTTTGTAATCAAGAATGTCGAACTCGACGCTTGATACAAAACGACCTTGTTCGATTCTGTTACCGAACGCCTTCCATGTCACTTTGACTTTCATTTGTTCTCCTCTCTAAGAACAATCCGAGTATATCACAACCCGGGTTAGGAAACCTTCGCACACTTACAAATCTTCATCATGTGTTTGAATCCGAACTTCTCGAGACTCTCGGTAAATCGGCACTTGGCATCGCCTAAGCACTCAGCCTTCGCATCCTCAAGGGTGGCAATATCAGTCACGAATCCTTGAATCTTATTTCTGCGCCGATTGGTCTCGGCGGCTAGAGCGATACGGCAATCGCTGGCATGGATTGAATAAGCATTACGGCAGTCCTCATGCTTGAACCAACCCCAGTTGAAGATAACTGTATAAGTCATTTCAATCTCCCTACTTTCAATGCGCTTTGGAACTCTTTCTCGAACTCGACCGCGAAACACTCACGGCAGACGGAGGCGCCGCTTTTGGTCAAGAACGCTTCAAACTTTTCCATGGCGACCCCGCACTTAGAACACTTGGTCATGGCGACCTCCTTTCAGCCTCAGTATACCAAACCCGGGTTAGAAAAGCGAAAGGAAGCAAAAGGTGGAAATAGGTGTCAAATCGCGGCGTGTCGCTTCCGGACCATGCGGGAGTTCGGTCCAATCCGGGAAGATATAAAACCCCCGTTTGGTAAAATGGGTCATGGAAAGAGAGGTAAGCCATGGCAAAGGTCAAAGACCAAGCGAAGCGGCTCTATGCCGCTGAAGAGTTATCGGGTATCAAATACGGCGATGCTCTGACTTTGAAGGAATGTCAAAAGTTCGTAGACAAGATTATGTCTCGACAATATGTGATTGAGAAATATCGCATGAAGTCACCCATCCTCGTCCTCGATGGTAGAGGTCGTCGTTCAGCGTGTGCGACTTTCTACGGAGGCGGTAGAGCCATCAAGTTGCCGAAGTGGTCAAGAAACAAATATGTGATTCTCCATGAGGTCGCTCACCATCTGACAAGACTCGACGGACATAAGCCGGAGTTCGCATCATGTCTCTTGGATTTAGTCAGGCACTTCTTAGGCAAAGAATCTGCCGATGCTTTACAAGCCGCCTATCACTTCAAAGGTGTCAAGGTTCTCGGAAAGAGAGGACCGGTAAAAGCGCGATGCCCACAATCTAAAAAGGATTGGCTCGAAGCGAAGAAACATTGGCAACGGGAGTTGAAAGAAAAACTGTCGCAAGTTGCCTAGGCTAAACTTGCTCCATGAAAAAAGTTAGGGACATTCTAAGTCGCATGGTTGCGGTCTTTACCGTCGGCGCTCTTGGAACTCTTGGCGCCGGGGCAGTCTTTGGAGTTGATGAAGTAGTCGCGCTCTCAATGGCTGGACTATTGGCAGTCGCCTCGGTCGCAGAACGATTGGCTCGAGAATATCTTGATGATGGAAAACTAACGCTCGATGAAATCAATGGGGCTTTCAGTCCATTCGCAAAGAGCGAAGAAGTAGAACCGGAGCCGCTACCTATTCTTTCGAACGACGAAGAGGATAAGTCAAAGCCCAAACGCCGAGCGTAATCAAAATCGCGTAGCCGACTATTCCTTTCGCAGTTCCGTCAAGAACAATCCAAGCAACAAACATTCCGAGCAAAGTCCATAGTTGCCCAATCATGTCATTGATGAAGTCTTTCATTACGGTCTCCTATATCCGATACCGCCGATTGCGGTAGCCATTGTAGTTGTTGCGATATTGCCAACGATGGTCGCGGCAATGATTGTCTTAGTTGCTTCTTCTCTTTCTTGCGGAGACATATCAGCGCCAAGATTTCCAATCGCAAAAATAAGTTGTGCCGGTGATTCAAAAATCGCAGAAAGAATCTCAGCCGGAGAAGCGAGCAGTTCTAAAGCCGCGGCAATCTCAGCGGTGATGATGACAGGATTGCCGTCCTCATCTTCTCGAGTCTCGACCGGTGTTTGTGGTGGTAGGTCCTCAAGGGTCAATCCCGCTTCGGCGAGCGCACTAACCGGGACCGCCGGCGCATCCTCGAACTGAGTTAGGACCGCCTCGACAACAATCTCTTTCTCAGCCTCGGTCATCTTTCCGTCGGCTAAAACATCCTTGACTAAATCCTTGACCTCTTCAGCGGTGACGGTTCCATCTTGTACTATGTCCGCCAAAGTATCGGAGGCATCAGATGGTTCTTGTGACGGATTACTTGGCTCTTGTGATTGCGACGGTTGCGGTTCTGTATCTGACTTATCTGAATCGTCGTCATCCGTTGTCGTCGGTTCATCATCAGGATTTTTCGAATCGTCTGATTCAGTCGGCTCAGGTTCTACTGGTTGTGGCGTGGATTCTTCTTGTGTTGGTTCGGGACTAGGTTCATCCGATGGTTGTGGTTCAGGTGTTTGATTTGACGGGTCGGTTTCCGTTGGGCTTTCGGACGGTTGAGGCTCCGGTTCTTGAGAAGGCTCAGGAGTTGGCGATGGCTCAGGGTCGGGAGAAGGTGACGCTCCGGGACTTGGACTTGGCTCAGGTTCAGGGGACGGAGTGGGAGTGGGTTGAGGAGTCGGAACGGGAGTCGGTGATTGCTCCGGGGTTGGTGTTGGACTCGGAACAGGGATTGGTGTTGGATTCGGCTCGGGCTGTGGAACGGGTGTCGGAGAAGGAGTAAGAGATGGCTGAGGAGAAGGTGTGGGTTCAGGCGTGGACGGCGAGGGTTCCGGGGTCGGTTGCGGTTGAGCGCTCTGTGTTGGCTCAGGTTGCGGGCTTGGAGAACTTGTTGCCGTTGGTGCCGATGTTGGTTCAGGTGAAGGAGAAGGAGTGGGAGTTGGCTCCGTCGTACTTGATGTCGGCTCCGGCGTTGGCGAAGGTTGAGGAGTCACTTGAGGTGTTGCCTCCGGCGAAGGAGTTGGAGTAGCGTCGCCATATTCAAGGATTACTTGTAGGCGCTTTGCGATTCCATGGCAAGGGTCACTAAAAATACTATTGACCGCTTGAATCACAGCATTGTTTTCACCAAGAAAAATCTTTGAAACTTTTACTATCGAGTTCGCCGCATGGCATTGAGCATTGATGACAAAATCATTAGGCAGACCATAACTAGCAAAAATCACCGAAGTAAAAATCTTTCCAATCGGAGCGGATAGATTCAAAGATTCGTTTTCGTTTGCCGTACCATTTACGCGATTGGAAGGGGGCGTCGATGGCGCAGGTGTTGTGGTTTCTGTTTGGGTTGGGCTTGGGCTTGGCGCTGGACTTTGTGTTGGTGAAGGTGATGCTTCGCTCGGTTGAGGAGAAGGTGTTGTCGTTGGAGTCGGCTCGGGTGATGGAGCGCTTGAATCTGTTGGAGTCGGAGTTGCGCTGGCAGAGGGCGAAGGCTCAGGCGTTGGAGTCGGACTTGGAGAGGGCGAATCTGAAGGCGTCGGAGAAGGCGAAGCAGATGGTTCAGGAGATACGGTCGCAGTCGGAGTATCAGATGTCGGAGAAGGCGAAGGCTCAGGCGTTGGCGAAGGGGTGGGGGTGGGTGTTGGGATTGGAGCAGGAGAACTCACCGAAATCGTAAAGATAGGTCCGTACCATCCCGCCCAAAAACCGTTATCGATTCCGGATAGATTGATTGTTACTTGACCGGAGACGGTCGCACTTACACTTGTTTGTTCAATCGTATTTCCACTAAAACTTTGACCATTGATTGAGACGCTCCAACTATCAGCAATCGGAGTACAACTACCAATACAGTTCGCGATTGTGTTATTGATTGAAACCGTTACCGTCGAACCATCGCTAACCGTAGTTAGATAAGTCGCGCTTCCACCTCGATAATCAAACTGAATCGAGTCGCCGGAGACATTGCCATTGACCACCGATTGCCATGAGGCATCGGCGCTCGCTGAATCCGACATGGGCAAGATGCTCCAAAAGAGGATAAAGCACGAAACAACTAAAACGCGCAAAGTACGCAATACGGACAAACTCCTGCTTGGGGTCACGCAGGACACGATTGGGGTTATTGTACCCGGCTCTTCTTTCTGCTAAACTGGGGTTGTAAATGAGAGGAGTCGATGTGACAGTCGAGATGTTCGAGATTGAAAAACCAAGTTATGAGCAGATTGAAAAAAATCGCAAACTTGGAAATACCACTACAAAATATAACGACGAATGTTTTGTTTGTGAACGCCCCATGAAAACAACCGGCATGGAAAAAGGCACTTGGGTTCACTTATCGTGGGCGACCGGAATGATTATGAACATTGAACAAGCCAATAGCGAAGAGGGCGAAAAGCAATCGCAAGGTTTCTTCCCTGTCGGTTCTGATTGCGTCAAAGCAATCCCAAAGAGATTCGTTTACAAGGCGCCCAAATGACAATCAACCTTGACGAGATTCCTGATTTCGCGAAGATGGCTTTCGAGAAACTACACCCGGACCTTGAGCCGTATGTCGAAGAAGGTTCATTCGGTCCGATGCTCCGGCATCCACTTGTGTATCAAGTGCCGCTAACAATCCCGGGTTACGCCAATCGTTACTATCAACAAAAACTCGAGGATACAAAAAAAGCGCTTGAGTCCAAGAACTTCAAAAGTTATGTGTGGCTACATGAGCGTCCTTATCGCTTACACGCTTTCGAAGAGATTCAAGAACACCTAACTGACCGTGAGTATTGGTCGCTCTTAGGTGCGATATGGGTCGATACAGAAAATGCGTGGGCGAATGTTGAGCAATGGCGCGAGTTCTTCTCTTCAGATAGAGGCGAGCGCGAATGGCTCATGGATTGGGATGAGCAGATGGCTTATGCCGGATTACCCGAGATGATTACGGTCTATCGCGGTTATCAACCCGGACTCAATGAGAATGGAATCTCATGGACCATAAAGCGAGAAGTTGCTGAGAAGTTTGCGACACGATTAGGCAAAAAGGGCAAGGTGCTTGAAATGCGTGTCAAAAGAGAGAGAATCGTTGCCGTCTTTACTGGACGGAATGAATACGAGGTGGTGATTATATGAAGTGTTACAACTGCGGTAGTGAATATCGATTGACACTAATCAAAGGAAAGTTCTACTGTTTCGGATGTGAGGCGGATGCTTCACTCGAGGCGGTGGGGTTAGTTAGACCAATCAAAGAAAAGAGGACAGCATGACTGAGGACATGGGCTGGATTGAATCGCGCCTTAGCAAGCGCGGAGTTCGCTTGACCGCCAAAGGTCGTAAGTGGGCAGATAACACCGAGGCGATTCTCTTCTATGCGGTGATACTGGTTGCTTTCGGCATTGCCGGGTCAATAGAGACCGGGAAGTGGTTCTAGTGAGTCTCTTATCCCGGGTACGCAGAAAAGAGCCGCTACGGGTCTCTGAAGGCTCCCTACGGGCTATTCGTAGGGCAGAGCGTGAGAGAGCGCTCGCTGAAGAAGCCGACAGGCTCCGGGCTAGGTTGCTTTCCAAACCCGGGTTTGATATACTTGGATTGTCCGAGAGGAGGACACATGACTCAAGTGATTGAGAAGAAAACACTTGGCAAGCGCGAGTGCGCTCGCATTTACAAAGAGGCTGACGCCGCTGGTTGTGCCGCCGCTGAAGCCGCGGTCCCTACACCAATAGTTGTCGGGACTCCAACTACGCCACTTGGCAATGACATCGATTACACAAAGCAAACTTACTTTGTGGCTGACGGTCTTTGCGGATTCGCATGGGTAAAGATATTTCCTGCCCGTGGCGCGTTCGTGACCTATTTGAAGAAAGCCGGAATCGGAAGCACTAACGGTTACGAAGGTGGTTACGATATTTGGGTTCGCGGATACGGTCAGTCTGTAACTAGAAAAGAGGCTTACGCTCAAGCGTTCGCCAAGGTCTTGAATGGTTACGGAATCAAGGCTTACGGACAAAGTAGGTTGGACTAAGGATTCAGTCACCGGCATCGACTCTCTTCCGTTGAGGACATGAGACCCGCCGGTGATTGGATAAGGGGCGCTCCGCGATTCGCTTCTTAGATTCGCGGGGCGTTCGCATAATCGCTTTTACCCTTTCGCGGTTGTGCGAGTCAGGTACCATTCCTTCCGGGTACCCGAGTCGGTGGCGTTGTAGCGCGGTTGCGCGTCCGTCCTCTCTCTAGCGTAATCATTTTGCTCCGCCACCGACGCCCACAAAATATCCTTGACAGTCATTCATTTTGATGATGTACCCTAAATCCCAAGGTTCGCAAAACGCCTTACTTGTAAAAGCGGGGTCGGTCCGATACCGACACCATCGAAGTGCCGAAGCCATCGGCGCAAGAGATGTCTGCTCCGACCATCGGAGGAATATGCGATTCTATGAAAAGTTATTACAGCCAATCCCGGTTATCTTCTTCATCGTAGGACTGATAGTTCTCAATCCGCTCCACATTCCACCTGACCCTAAAGCCTTTGCTGAAGAGTCTGAAGTGGTAGTTGAAATAAAGCCAATCTTTATTGAGCGGACACCGGAAGCGGCTAAGAAGTTTGCCCGGGACCTCATGCCTAGTTGGGGCTGGAAGTCTGAAGCGCAATGGGATTGTCTCGAAGTGCTTTGGACCAAAGAATCTAACTGGCGACCCGAGGCTTACAACAGAAAACCGGTTTATCAAAACGGCGAGAAACTCAATGCCGGCGGTATCCCGCAGATTCTCGGATTGAATCCAAAGATTTCAGTCGAGGAACAAATCTTCCGTGGCTTCACCTATATCGAAAGTCGCTATTCCAACCCCTGTTCGGCGTGGCGCTTTTGGACTTTGAACGGTTGGTACTAGCCTCGCCACATGGCGAATGAGGAAGAACTAAAACCTTCAGTAATAGACGATGCGCTCGCTCAAATCGGGCGCATCGCCTTTATTGAACCTGCTATCTGTACTGGATGGGTACTCGTATCAGAATGGATGGGTGAGGGCGATAAAGATTATTGGACACTAACTCTTGCTGATAGTCAAAACCCTGATTGGCGTCATCAAGGATTGATACATCACGCGATAAAAACATGGGAGGATGAGGATGATGTCGGACTCAAAGACAAACCGACCAATCAATGAGAGAGAAAAAGAAGATTTATTGAAAGACCTTATCCGTGAGCGTTACGGCGAATGGGCTATCAATAAACAGATTTCGGTAGAGCAACCAAAAGAATCGCAGTAAATACAACATGAGTTTTGATTTCGTAACTGTTGCGCCATGCCGAAACGCAGACCCTTGGCTCTTTGACCAATCCAACTTAGATTTAGCGCAACCCGGATTGAGATACTGTAAATCGTGTGTTTTTTGGGATGAGTGTGAATCTCTAGTTGAGCCTCGCAGTAATGCCTACGATGGAATAGTTGGCGGTAAGGTATGGAGAAATGGGAAAGTTTTGGCTAGGTTAGACCATGCCTTCCCAAACAGACTTATCGTAGGAGAGGAACTAAAAGATGAAGAAACCTCCACAGTTCGAGGGAGCGAGTTGCCATGGGATAGATACGGAGATGTTTTTCCCGCTGGATGGCAAGGGGGGATATACGGCGGAGAATCTGATGGCGAAGAGAGTTTGTAAAACTTGCCCTTGTATTCAAGATTGTCTGACCTATGCGTTACATTACAAAGTCCTCGGAATATGGGGCGGCACAACGATGGAAGAACGCGAAGTGCTAAGAAAAAAACTAAACATAATCGGACAACCAATATCTAATGAAAGGCACATAGCATGACCACACTAACTATCGCTGGCAATCTTGCGGCTGACCCGGAGTTGAAGTTCACACCGAATGGAAAAGCCGTCGCATCATTTACTGTCATTAGTTCAAAATCAGTAAAGAAAGATGATGGCACTTGGGAAAGCACCGATGTCACCGCATGGTCAGTCAAGTGCTGGAATAAACTCGCTGAGAATGTTTGTGAATCTTTGAGCAAGGGTATGAGCGTGATTGTTCAAGGTTCTGCCGTCCAAGCCTCTTGGGAGGATAAGCAGACCGGACAAAAGAGAAGCAAGATTGAAGTCACCGCTTTCAATGTAGGCGTGGACTTGAAGCGTCATTTAGTCAATGTCGTATCCCTAGACCGCAACGCGGAGGGCGATGTCGAGGTCAATCCTTGGACCCAACCATCATGGCAAAAGACACCGGAGGTCGAAGCGTTCCCCTTCTAACCCGGGTGTAGTATCATTGGGGTTGAAAATCTCTGAAGGGAGATGACATGGCTTGGAGTGATTTCTTTGTAAGCAATCTTCCAAACGCGAAGATGCTTGTTACCCCGAATGGTCGCCCATTTATTTCAATGGCGATTGATAAGGGCGAGTTCATCGAAGTCCATTTGACTGAGAATGAAAACGAGTTGCCATTCGCGATTGTGTTCAAGAAGTTTGATGAACTTGGCGCTATTCTTGAAGAGCGGGCTTACGGATACGCTGGCACAAAAGATTTGGCGAAGAAACTTGCGATGGATGTCGCATTGTTTCGTCAGAACTCTTTTGATTTTGTCCTTGACGGAGAATAAAAGGGCAAAAATCATCTAACGCTATAATCGTGAGGTGTATGACAACTTCGCTCCCAAAGGCGATATGGTCATGTCTGCTTTACGGGGTTTTGCTATTCAGGCTCACGAACTTTTTTCGGAGTTGAAAGAAGCGGGCTTCACCGAAAAACAGGCGCTCGCAATAGTCGTAGGTTTAGCCGCTAAAGAGTAGAGGGTAGGATGGCAGAAAAGATACCGCTAGATTTATCTGAGTTCGGCTCTACCGGTCTGCGTCGTTCCGGCGGTACGGTCTTTGAAGAGTTCTTAGTAAACCTCCGTGGAATCCGCGGCGCCAAGGTTTATCGTGAGATGGCAGATAATGACCCAACAATCGGGTCAATGTTGTTTGCGATTGAGAAAGTTATTACCCGTCTTGAGTGGCGCGTAGACCCATACTCTGATGATTCACAAGATGGAAGCGTTAGCCCGGAAGATAAAGAAGTAGCGGCGTTCGTAGAATCTTGTTTACACGATATGAGCGAATCATGGGATTCGACTTTATCGCAGATGTTGTCTATGTTGATTTTCGGATACTCGTATCACGAAATAGTTTACAAAGTTCGCTCCGGAGATAACAAGGACCCACGCAAGAAATCAAAACATAGTGACGGTCGCATTGGTTGGCGCAAGATGCCGATTCGCGCTCAAGAAACTTTATTCCGCTGGATGATTGATGAAGATGGTGGTATTCAAGGAATGGTCCAAGTGGACCCTTCAAGCGGTGGCATTTATGAAATCCCGATTGAAAAATCTTTATTGTTCCGTACAACCTCTCACAAGAATAACCCTGAAGGTCGTTCGATTCTTCGTAATGCTTATCGCTCTTGGTATTTCAAGCGCCGCATCGAAGAGATTGAGGCTATTGGTGTTGAGCGCGACCTAGCAGGTTTGCCGGTCGCTTATGTTCCACCTGAGTTCTTATCTTCAACCGCGACCGCGGAGCAATCCACAGTTCTAACGACAATCAAAGACATAGTTACATCCATCAAGCGTAATGAGCAAGAAGGCGTAATCATGCCTTCAATGTACGACGACCAAGGACACAAAGTTTTTGATTTAGTTCTCTTGTCATCCGGAGGAAGCCGTCAGTTTGATACCGACAAGATTATCCAACGCTATGACCAAAGAATCGCGATGTCGATTCTCTCTGACTTTATTTTGCTTGGCTCCGACCGCGTTGGCTCTTATGCCCTTGGAACTTCCAAGATGGATTTGTGGTCAATGGCAGTTGATTCAATCGCCAAGAACATTGCCGAGGTAATGAACCAACACGCGATTCCACGATTGATGAAACTCAACGGCATGGATATTTCCCGTGCGCCTTACATAACTTATGGTGAAGTAAGCCATGTTGATTTGAATGAAGTATCCGCGTTCGTTGCTGGATTGGTACAAACCGGCGCGATTGTTCCGGACCCTAAGTTGGAGCAATACTTACGCGACTTGGCTGGATTGCCACCTGCTGAACATGATGGACAAAACTTCGGTATGCCGCCGATGCCTGAAGGTGAGATGCCTCCTATGCCTCCGCAAGCGGAAGAACCGCAAGCCCCTGAGACATCCGGCGAAGAGAATCTTCCAACGGCACCCGACATTCAAGGAGTTCCACAGAGTCCGCAAGTAGGTTAGCCATGGCGATTCATTTTGCGAAAGCAGAGCGACCACGGGCGATTCCACTTACACCGGAAGAGCAAGCACTCGCTCGAGAGTTGTTTCGTGCTATCAAAAAAGCAACCGACAAAATCTCGATGAAAGAACTTGAGAGATTGATGTCCCGCCTTGACCCGGCTCTTTTGAATCGATTGATTGCTTCAATCACAATCGCCAATCAAAGAGAGTTACAAGCCGCTTTGCTCAATGCGATTGATATAGGCGGAAACGATGCCATAAAAGAACTACAACAGATGGCACCAAAGTTATCCCTACCCGCCGCCGCTGTTGCCGCACTACCCACAAGTGATAAGCCTTTGGCAGATATGGATTTTGGTAAACCATTCTCGATGCCAAGAGGACGCCGTGGTAGCAGAGTTCAGATAACAACTTCTTTCAATGTTACTAATCCAAACTCGCTTCGCTTTGCTGAGACAAGAGCGGCACAACTCATCACCTCTATCGATGCCCTTACAAGAGAAGCAATCAAACAAACAATCATTGAAGCATTTAGAGAGCAGATTGATGTGAGAGCAACCGCCGCACGAATCAAAAATGTTGTTGGTCTCCATCCGCAATGGGCAAAAGCAGTTACCGAGTTTGAGAAAAAAGAAATGGCTCGGTTGATTCGCCAAGGTGATAAACCTGAGCGAGCGCTCACAAAAGCACAAGAGCGAGCAAGTCGATATGCCGATTCACTCAAGAGTAAAAGGGCAACCATGATTGCTCGAACCGAAATACAACTTGCCCAAAATGAGGGACGCGAAGAAGGTTGGCGACAAGCCGCCGAAGAAGGATTTATCGCACCGGAGTCAATGCGTCGTTGGGTGACCGCTCAAGATGAAAGAACTTGCGATGAGTGCGCTCCTATGGATGGAGAAGAAGTTCCTTGGGATGGTGTATTCTCAAACGGTCTAACCAATCCAATAGTTCACCCTAACTGCCGTTGCGCTGTAATCTTGATTCCGCCGGAGCGTGGACGATGAGCATTTCGATATTACTTCCACCCGGATTCAAACCAGTAATCAAACACGGCGAGCATGACCAATCAAGTCATGGTAACTGGGCTACGGGAGATTTAGTAGATAATGGCACTATTTCTCAAGATAATGAGTTAGACAAAGAACTTTCATCCTTAGTTGATAATGGATATAACTATGAAGAACAGTTTATGAAAGATATAAAAAAACAAGATTTGGCATTGAGTAAAATCTACGAAATGAGAGGTTTTGACGGCAAACCAACTTCAGTTGAATCTTGGGATGAGTTTGATTCTATGGAAAGTCCAGTAATAGAAGGAGGAATGTTTGGCGGTAGAAAACTATTTGGAGATGTTGGTGGTGGGTATGATTATGAAAATGGTCGTAGAGGTGAAGTTGGAAATCCAATCACAGAGTTTTCAAGAGGTTTTCAAAATGGTACGGATGCCGAGGGTAATCCAGTAACAGCCGAACAAGCGATTGAGTCTTTTGTAAATGGAGATAAACATTGGGCTGGTAAAGGAATGGCTGGCAATGGAACTTATGTTGCTATGAATGTTCCAACAGCCCTTGGATACACAGAGAACGATGACTTCGAGGGTGCTATTTCATTCAAGTTAGACCCGAGCGCAAGGGTGGGTTCCTATACTCAGATTTCAAATGAAATGAGTAAACTAAAATCAGAGGGTAAACTGCCTAAAAGTTTGGAAGATGTAGGTAGGTTTGCCGCGGCTAAAGGCTATGATGCTTACATTCACGATACAACAGATTCAATCGAAAGACGGACGGTACCCGATATGGCTGTTGTTCTGAACCGCTCCAAAGTAGTTTTTGGACCATCAATAAAAGCGGCAGACTTAGATAAACACCGATGGGAAAAGGCAGGTAAATAATGTCAAATCCTCTCATCAGTAGAGCCGCCGCCTCTCTTGCTCAATCTCTTTCTTTAGAAGATAAGTTTGATTTAGTTGCCGCCGTGAGCCAAGCGTCTACAATCGATGAAATAAAAGACCCTTGGAAAAATAAAATATCCCAACTGATTGATAAAAAAACATCTTTCAAAAAACATGGGGACCATGACCAATCAAGCCACGGTAACTGGGCGCATGGGATTGAAGTAGCCCCGGAGGTTGTCCGCTCGGTCCTTGATAGAGTCAGAGAGAACGGTGGTCTTTCGGTCAATCTCAAGGATGGCTCTGAGCCTACAAAGGGCTTTATGGTCGCCAAGGGCAAGAAGTACGCGGCGATTGTCAAGGCTGACGATTTCTATGATGAGACCAAGGGGGCAGAAATCCTCTCCTCCTACATGAAACAGCACAAAGCGGATTTGGCAACGGGGAAAAACTACCTCGGTTTATGGCACAATACCGAGGATGGACAGGTTTATCTTGATGTATCCGAAAACATTCAGGATGAAGCGGAGGCTACAAGCCGCGGTCGCGCTCGCGACCAAATCTCTATTTGGGATGTAGCAAACTTCAAAGAGATACCGACAGGAGGTACAGGTGGCATCGAAAAAACTCGAGGCGGTAGAACTGCCCGATTTATCACAGATGACCGACGAACAAATCGACGAATACGCGAAACAGATTTGGTCGAAGTTGTCACAAAACAAAGAACAGCAAAAGTAATCTATTTTCAATATGGGTTGAAACCCGTATTGAAACATGGCGAGCATGACCAATCTGAACATGGTAACTGGGCGCGTGGATATACAGAAGAGGAGCGCTCCCGGATTGAAGGAATGAAAGATAAGGGTCCAGCCCGGGAAGATTTAGATAAAGTCCTTGCTGGCAAACGAGAAATCGATACGGAAGAACTCAAACTTATAGTTGAAAACGATAGTGCTTTGTATTCTCAAGCGACGGAAGATATTGATGCGCGAGTAGAGGAAGCATTAGCAAGATTACAAGGTGAGTTCCCTAATCACGAATATACAGAACAAGAAAAAACAACTATCTACGAAAATGTACAGAGAGACATGATTGATAGTTATATTGATGATAACCGGGATAACTTGGAAGAGATGGCGCGAGCCGATTCCGGCGACGAAATAGACCCGGCTGAACTAACCCCATTGTTTGATGAGGTTTACGGTATCTCTCATACAGGCACAGGCGCCGATGGTGAAGAACACACATTGACTTCCACGGTATATGGTGTTTCGGAAGAAGGCGGAAATCTTTTTGTACAAGGAGTTATTCAGGATGAAAATGACGAAGATGTTGGTGTAATCAATCGTCGTTTCTTCGAAAGAAATGGTGTTCTAGGAGTTGAACATCAAGAACTTATTCTTTTTATGGATGAACACAAAGGAACCGGTTTCGGTAAAGAAGTAATAAAACAATCCGAGGCTTGGTATGTCGCAAAAGGATTAGGTTTTATTGAAGTTGGTACTGCTATGGATGGCGCTCGCCATTGGGCAAGAGCAGGTTATGACTTCAATCCGGATAAACTAGAAGATAATCTGACTAAGATAAGCATGAATGTCGAGGAAGTAGAAGGATTTGAAAGAGGCACTCCTGCCCGCGCTGAGTTTGATGCGATAATGGCGAGAGCAACAGATGGTTATGAACCAAACTGGGAGGACGAAAGCGGTAATAAATATCCTGCTTGGAGTTCAATCAAGGATATGAAGGCTGACAACTTTCCGCTACCTGCCGATTTCGCAAACATCGGATATACGCCCGGAGCAAGAGAGTGGGCTGGAAAAAGTTTGATGGAAGGATTGAAGTTGAAATATGTGAAGGTCCTTACCGCTGAGGGTCAGAAACTTCTTGATGGTCCTATTGACCATGATGGCGATGGCATGATTTATGATGGAACAGCCCGAGAGAAACCTGCTCCCGGTGGCGGAAATAAATAAACTGGGGTATAATAAGACTATGACAAGTAGACGAGAAAAGATAAAAGCCATCCAAGAGGCTTACGCCAAATGGGAGGAATCTGCCAAGTTTACTTCGGAGACCGGAGCATCCGATGAGGATGAAGCCCGTATCATGGATGAAATACAAACCATCCTTCAGGGAAATAAACCTCAGTCAGAATAGCATCCGCTATCCTAAGCACTATGGCGGATATTGCTCCTAAGTTAGTTGGTTTGAGCGCTGAAAGACTCACAGCGCTCCATAAGCGTGTTCACACAGAGCAAGCCACGCCCGCAAGCATTGAAGTCCACCACACCATCCTCAATGAGATGGGTCGCCGGGGTATGGAGTTACCCGAGGACGATTGGAATGGCTATGAGATTCTGATTGATTCCATAGATGGCGTGGACCTAACTAGCCTCTCCGGATTGCCCGCTGAGACAGTCTTAGATGTCATCAAGTCCACCGGTAGCACGGTCGGCAATATCAAGACTTACTTGACCTATAAGGGTTATCAAATGCGGGTTGAGCCGGTCAGCAAAATGATTGTTGAAGAAGATGGAAAATGGGTTGTTTACAACGAAGAGGGAACTCGCAGTTTTGGAAGTTATGATTCTAAAGAAGAAGCCGAGGCAAGACTTCGACAGATTCATGCTTTCAGCAAAGCCGAAGAAGATGGATACACACCACCGCAAGCAGTTCGCACAGCGGCACAACGAGCAATCGAGTGGATTGATGCTGGTTTGGCTGGTGGCGGATTCACTAGAACTGGAAGAACAAGAGCGGGTCAGTTAGCCCGGGGCGAAAGTGTTTCGATTGAAACTTTGAAGAGAATGAAATCTTTCTTCTCTCGGCATGAAGTTGATAAAAGAGCCGTTGGATTTAGTCGCGGTGAAAAAGGATTTCCTTCCGCTGGTCGAGTTGCTTGGGACGCTTGGGGCGGTGACGCGGGATTCTCTTGGGCTGAAGCAATGGTTGAGAGATATGAGAACGCACAAAAGGTTGAAAAGCACGGTGAACATGACCAATCTGACCATGGCGCGTGGGCTACCGGAGAAGGCGGAGCCAAAGAAGATTCCGGTGGGCGCACTAAAGTTCCGCCTAAAGCAGATGACATTCCGCCAAAATCTGAGCGTACTTTGGAGGCAATCAAAGCCGCTAAGAGAATCAGAGAACAGGCTGAAAGGGTCGAACCGCTCATTACAGATTTGATGGTTCAACTTGCTGACCAAAGCGGAGGTAAGTTTGCCACTCTGCCCGATGGCAAAGATTCCCTAACACAAAGAGTGAAATCGACAGAATCTCTAGCAAGAAAGATTGATGGCGACGCAGAGAAAAAATATGGAGGCGATAGGGAAAAAGCGGCAGATAATATCTATGACGCAGTTCGTTATACCCTCAATGTAGATGATTCAAACTACACAGCAAACTTAGAAAATACGCTGAAAACTCTTGAATCGACAGGTTGGAAAATCACGGAAGTAAAAAACTTTTGGCAACAGGGTGACCCTTATGATGGCGTAAATATGAAAGTCGAGCGAGATGGCGTAAAGGTCGAACTACAACTCCATACCCCTAAATCCTATGAAGTAAAGGAAGTCAAACTTCATAAGGATTATGAGACATATAGAGAATCGACCGATGATGGAGTCCGCCAAAAGTTTTGGGACAAAATGGTTGAAACAGCCAAGGCAATCCCAAGACCGGCTAACACCGCCAAACTATTGACTTTAGGCACCTTGGTTGTACAAACCTTTGAGACCGCTCAACAGGCTGGATTGACTAAATCAACCGGGGTTGATATTATATGGACAATAACAAGAGGAGGTATAGCCGTATGCGGTATTTCGCAAGTTTAGGCGATGGCAATAAAGCCTTGAACATATTCCGTTTTGAAAGAGGCGAGACGGGAATGATTGAAGATTATTGGACTCCTGAAGGTTGGAAGAAAGATAAAGACGCAGAGATAGTTCGCTATCTTGCTTTAGGACAAGGTGACTTCACGGAAATCTCTGACGAGGTGGCTCGCAAGATTTTTCCGCAAGCATTTGAAGATGAGGCAGTCAAAGCCCTAGGCGCTTTCAATCTTCAGAAAGCAGAGGGCGAAAAACGATACACACTTGGCGCTATGTATATCCCTGATATGGAAGATGCCCATGGTGAGTGGACAGATTCAGATGAGTTACAAAGAGCAGTTTGGGATTATGTTCGTACCAACGACCGCCGTATCAGACTTCAGCACAATAGAGATGTTGTAGCGGGTGAATGGGTAGAAGTCATGGCTTTCCCACATTCACTCACAGTTCCTATTACAACCCCCGAAGGTAAAGAGGAGCAACACACTTATCCACCGAACACAGTTTTTCTTGGTGTGATTTGGGAACCTTGGGCTTGGGAAATGGTTCGAGATGGAAAGATTCGCGGTTATTCAATCGGTGGAAAAGCCGAAAGATTATTTGTCGATATGGAAGTAGACAAAAGTGACCCCGGAGTGAACCAAGTTCATGTTGATACAATAATGAACCCGAAGAAACCAAAGGAAAAGATATATGAAGATTAGGGATAAGAAACTACTCGATACTTTACGCGAAGGTCCTTTGTCCCATTTATCTGACCTAGATTTCAAAATGATTCGTGATGCCGTAAAAGAAAATGGCATTGACGGTGTTAGCGGATATGCCGCATCAATGATTGCTGACGCAAAGCGTCGCATGGCTTTCGACATGAAGAAAGCAAAACAAGTTCGCGTAGGCGATATGGTTTCTTGGGATTCATCCGGCGGAAGAGCCGAAGGTAAAGTTTTGAGAATCGAAAACTCCGGACGAATCAATGTTCCGGGTTCTTCATTCAACATTCAGGGCGAAGAAGATGACCCTGCTGTTTTGATTACTCTGTATCGCGATGGAAAGCCAACCGATACAAAGGTTGGACACAAGATGTCCACACTAAAAAAAAAGTAGTTCTTTCTAAACACGGAGACCACGACCAAGCCGCTCACGGCAACTGGCGTGAAGGAAATGATTCCGAAGGTGAAGATTCACCGGAGCCGAAAAACTATATTTCAAGTAGTCACTCAATCTCTAACGATGATGATTCCGAGGGTGAGTTTGGGGACTCTGACTACGATAATCCCCGTCACATGGACACGATGGATTATCCAAGAAAGAAAACTAAGGGTTGAAAATGAAATCGATTATCGACGATACAACCGAAATCCTGACATCCATGAATCTTCGAGTAATCCCGGTCGAGACCCCTCCCGGATATAGCGGACTTCAGGTGGACCTGCCCAATGATTCACAAGCCTTTTTCGTTTGGGCAAAAATCGACAAAGACGATTATGCCTTTAGAGTGGCTCGATTTTGGGCTAATGAGAATCCTTTTTCAATGCTTATGATTCCTAACCTGATTGAAGCCTTGGCTAGAACCCGGGAGTTGGCTAGACAGTAAAAAGGCTAAAACTACACTTGTGGTATTCTTCATTCGTCAAGACCCGAGGTTAGTTTTTTTAGCCGGATGCTAAAAGACTTGCCTCTTATTTGTAAGGAGAGACCCTTGCCCAAGCCACGCACTCGCAAAATGGTGAATCTTGCTATTGAAGAGACAAGTGGAGTGGACCATCCGGCTCACTTACATGAAGGCTGGTTGGTTATGAAATCTGCTAGTCAATCTGAAGTTCAGAGGGTACTGGACAAATCGCTCACCGAGGAGGACTCCAATATGGAGCAAACAAACACTTCGGCAACTGAAGAGCAGGAGAAGCCGGTTGAAAAAACCGTAGAGGAAGAACTCGCGGCGGCTCAAGCCCGTATCGCAGAACTCGAAGCCAAACTCGCCGAAAAGGAATCTGAAAAGCCTGAGTTGGAAGTTGAAATGGCGGCGAGTGAGGAAAAGCCCTCTGAAGAAAAGAAAATGGACGAGTACATGAAGTCCGCTCCCGAATCAGTTGTCAAAATGATTACCACCCTCAAGGCAGAAGCAGAAGCGGCAACCGCAGAACTCCGCAAGGAGCGCGTTGCCCGTGCTGACGCAGAGGCAGTAGAAAAAGCAAAGGGTTGGGCTAATCTCAATCTCAATGCTGAAAAAGTTGGACCGGCACTACGCCGTTTGAATGAAGTAGATTCAGACCTCGCGAAGAGCATTGAAGAAGTTCTTTCTTCAGTAAATGCTCAGGCTGAATCAGCATCGATTTTTGCGGAGATAGGCAAATCCGCAGACTTCCCAACGGGCAATGCTTATGACCGCATGACGGCATTGGCAAAGTCGGCAGTCGAAGAGGGAGTAGCAAA